GAACAAGTAAACTTAGAACTGTAAAAAAAGAGAGGCAGAAAAATGAATCAAGTTTGTTTAATGGGGAGACTAACGGCAGACCCTGAAATCAGATACACACAGGGCGATAACTCAACTTGCATAGCAAGATACACGCTTGCGGTAGACAGACCAAGGAGAGCGGACGGACAGGCGAACACGGATTTTATCCGCTGTGTGGCATTCGGAAGATCCGGGGAGTTTGCGGAGAAGTATCTCCACAAGGGCGAGAAAATCGCATTAACCGGGAGGATCCAAACGGGCAATTATGACGACAAGGACGGGAAGAAGGTATACACGACGGATATAGTCGTAAATTCGCATTACTTCTGTGAATCCGCAGGAAATGCACCTGCAAGAGCGACCACCACAGACGAGGACGGCTTTATGAGCATTCCCGACGGAGTGGGAGACGAAGGATTGCCGTTTAACTAGGGGGATTTATGGATAACTTTGTGACGGAAATTATCCCATACGGACACGAAAACGCAATTACCCGGGAGGAGTTAGCTACCCGCCTGGGGGAAAGCGACAGAGTGATACGAGCGGGGATAAATAAAAGCGAGGAACTGATCATAAACCTTCAAGACGGGAAGGGGTACTTTAAGCCGTTACCGGAAGAAGGGAATTTGGTGAAAGCGTGGATAAAGCTATTCGAGTCGAGAGTTAAGGACGAGAGTAGAAGATTAAGCCTTGCGAGAGAGTGGCAAAGAGAAGCGATTTAATAAAAAAAGAAAGGGGCAGGGTTGGCGCCGCAATACTATAGTTCCCCTTTTGAGACATGAAAAAAATAACAGTAAATGAATTATTTGCAGGTATTGGAGCATTCCGAAAGGCATTAATCAATCAAAATATCCCGCATGAGATTGTGGGGATAAGCGAGATAGACAAGTATGCGATTAAGTCATACGAAGCGATGTACGGAGAAACAAGGAACTACGGGGATATAAGCAAGGTTGAAAGACTGGACTATGCGGATCTGTGGACTTATGGATTTCCTTGCCAAGATATATCCTTGGCGGGGGATATGAAAGGCATAGTCAAGGGAGAAACAAGGAGCGGACTACTTCACGAGGTAGAAAGGCTTTTAGAAGTGGCAAAGGAAGAAGGTACGCTGCCTAAATTCTTGATAATGGAGAATGTAAAAAACCTTGTGTCAAAGAAATTTATCGGAGATTTTCAGCGGTGGATAGAAAGGCTTTCAGGATTTGGATATAGCACTTTTTGGAAGGTGCTAGTTGCTTCCGACTATGGGATTCCTCAGAGAAGAGAAAGAGTATTTGCAGTTTCTGTAAGAAAGGACAAGGGAGGGTACGAATTTCCGACGCCTATACCACTCGAAAAGAAATTCAGAGATTTTTTAGAGATGGAGGTTGAAGAAAAGTACTTTTTGAAAAAAGAAACATTCGAGTATCTTAAAAACCATTCGGAAGAGTGCAGGGTAAAAGGGCTTGGCTATAGATTTAATCCGGCCGTTAGAGATGAGTGCGAGATAGCAAATACAATCACTACTGAGATTGGCAAATTAAGGCTAGGAGATAATTTTATTCAAGAGAAAAACTGCAAGCAAGTAGGGAAGCTTGTTGGGGATAAGTGGAAAAATAGGGAAAATATAAGCCGCGTGTATGACGCAGATTCCCTTTGCCCTACTATAACCGCCGGAGGTGGTGGTCATCACGAGGTGAAAATAGTTGTTCCTGAAGCCACAAAGAAAGGATATGCCATAGCGGAGCAGGGCGATTCCATAGACATAGCCTATATCAATCAAAACAAGCGCAGGGCACGGGGTGACAAAGAACGGGCACACACGATAACCACTTCCCCGCAGATTGGAACGCTGACAGAGCACGGAGTGCGGAAATTGACGCCTAGAGAGTGCTGGCGACTCATGGGATTCACGGATAGCGATTTCAACAAAGCGCAGGAGGTATGCAGCGATACACAGCTTTATAAGCAGGCAGGAAATAGCATAGTGGTGCAAGTGCTAGAAGGTATTTTGAAAAAATTAGTTGAAATGGAAGGGGTGGGAGAATGAAAGGATATAAGGTATTTAACAAAGATTGGACTTGCAGAGGGTTTCAGTACGAAGTGGGGAAGACCTACGAGATGAAAGAAAACCCTGTTTGCTGTGAAAGGGGATTCCATTTTTGTGGAAAACTGATTGATTGCTTTGGGTGTTATGATTTTAATTCAGAAAACAAGGTTGCAGAGATTGAAGCACTTGGAACGATTGACGATAGTGGAGATAAAGAAAAATACTGCACCAACAAAATTAAAATCGTTCGTGAGTTAACATGGCATGAAGTGCTAGACCTAGTGAATACCGGAAAAGACAATACAGGCAGAGGGAACGCAGGGAACTGGAACGCAGGGAACAGGAACACAGGGAACTGGAACGCAGGGAACAGGAACACAGGCAGAGGGAACGCAGGGAACAGGAACACAGGCAGAGGGAACGCAGGGAACTGGAACGCAGGGAACAGGAACACAGGGGACGAGAACACAGGGGACGAGAACACCGGGAACAGGAACACCGGCGACTGGAACAGTACTGATTTTTCTACAGGGTGCTTTAACACGAAGGAAGAAAAAATAAGGCTTTTCAATAAACGAAGCAAGTGGACATATCGAGATTGGAGGTGTTCTTCAGCAAGGGATTTAATGTGTGATTGCCCGTACACAAAAACTGTATGGATTAATGAGAAATACATGACCGATTCAGAAAAAGAGGAAAATTCCACATGGAAGCGCACGGGTGGTTATCTGAAAACAATCGAGGTGACCGATGAGGATAGACAAGCATGGTGGGATAATCTCGATGATGAGGAACAGGAAGAGATTAAGAGTCTGCCGAACTTTGACAAAGATATTTTTAAGAAAATCACAGGGATTGAGGTGAGATAAATGAAAAAAAGAATGCGGTATATTTGCGAAATGTGTGGAACTGGATATCCCACAAAGGAAGAGGCAGAAGGATGTGAAGCATCACATGAGAAGAATGTAAAAGTTAATAAGTTTGAGTATGTGTATAACGTAGAAATGCCTAAGTATGTGTATGTTGAAAATGCGGATGGCACAATTGAAGCGAGATATAACTTAATCGGAATCAGGGATTCACGCAATACAGGCAAGAACTAGAGAGGAGGCAGAATGAATGACAATATAAAAACCCTCATTCAGCTGATGGATGAACATCCCGGTTTGCCCGTAATCCCAATGGTGGGGCAAGATATAGTTGCCGACTGTACAGGCGAATGGGTTGCGTATTTTGGCAAAGCAGAAATAAAGAAGATGTGCATATACGGGGAAAATGTGGTTTTTCGAGAGGAGAAAAACGCCATCAAAACTGTAGAGGCACTAGAGCTTGAAGGACTGACAGAAGGACGGACGAGAGAGGAAAGCTTAGAAAAGCTAAACGGCTATCTTGATGAACTCGAATGGTTTGAAGCAATCATAGTTCATATCGAAACGCCGACAGTGAAGATTCCGGATAATACGGAAACGATTAATGAATTATTGGGGGATTAAATGACAAGACTGCCAAACTTAGAATTGCTGATGTATAAAGCGGGAATTTATCTTGAATACGATGAAGAATTTGCACAAAAAGAAAAAGGAAAATCACTAAATTTCACAATCGAGACGTTCCCACAAATATGGGGGAACACCTGCACAGGATTCGACATCACAAAGGACGGAAAAGCTACAATCGGCGGTTGCGCTATGACTACGGAGTATACGACTGTTGTACACGAGGAAAGAACAGAAACATATTTGGTATTTTTTGGGGATAGACCTTGCTATGCGGTCCATAATCCTACAAAGGAGTTTTATGAGGACTTGAAGGAAAGGCATTTAGTTAGCCTGTCAAAATCGAAAGAGAGGTATTAAATGACAATCAATGAATACCAGAAAGAAGCACTTAGGACAGCGAGCGGGATGAATCATAAAGATACGCTTGATAAAATCATGAACGGAGTACTGGGACTCACGGGAGAGAGCGGAGAAGTCGCCGACATGCTGAAAAAGCATTGCTATCAAGGGCACGGGTTAGATACAGAGCACATAGCGAAAGAACTAGGGGATATTGCATGGTACATCGCTTTTACTGCTGACGCTCTAGGCTATGACTTAGAAACGATCCTGCAAATGAATGTAGACAAGCTGAAAGCACGGTATCCGCATGGCTTTACGTGCGAAGACAGCTTGCGCAGGAAGGAAGGCGATGTATAGCCATGAAACCGTTAAATTTCGGGCAGTATCAAGCAATGAAGCGTTTCACCTTTAATCAGATGAATGCGTGGGCGGTATCGGTATATAAAAGCGGATTTGAGGATGGGCAAGAGGACGGAACGGAAACCGTGGTACTCGAATTTGATGAGCAGACCATGCGGGAATTTCTGACATCCATAAAGGGGATAAGCGACAAGACGGCGGGGAAAATCATCTCCGCCATGATAGAAAAAGGTGGGGGAACATGGGCGGTATAATTGCAACAGTAACATACTGCTTTTAAAAAAACGTGTGTTCTCGTTCCAACTTGCCTTAACATCTGTGAAATCTTAAAATATAAACGGTACTTAAAGGATCGTGATAGAGGTGGAGCGGATGGACTGGGGAAATGAAAAAACACAGATTAAATGCCCTTTTTATATATCCCATACATACCCACGGGGGAAGGGGGCAACGGCGATAGCGTGTGAGAAATTACCAGATATAGAAAATTCCTGCACTATGCGGATTTGCTTTACCAAAAAAGCGGAACTCGTAAAATACATGGATAAGTATTGCAAGTGCTTTTCCTATCAGAAATGCCCGCTATATCGCCACATACTGGAAGAGATGGAGAAAGAGGATGACAAAGAAAGAGCAGGAAGAACTAAAAAGGCAAAATTCATTGTATAAGAAAGTGAAGGAAGCAAGCGACAGAAAAAGCGAGGAGATCCGATTCTGGGAAAGGCGAGCGGAGCACTGGGGAAGGCTGAAAGCGGATAAGGACAGGGAACTTGACAAAATGGCGGTAGAACTCCGCCACAGTCAAGCCCTATGCGGGATTCTTTTGGAAAAGCTAGGAGGAAAAACATCCGTAGAGGGAAAAGAATGGCAAGAAGCTATTAGGGAAGGAAGGGACGTCACGGCGTGCACGGATGAAAAGGGAAGCTTCACTTTCTTTATTGCTGGGGACAAGGTAACGGAAGAAAGGTAAAATACCCCTAACATCTATGAAAGGGGGAAACCGTGGGAACGCCAAAGAAAGAAAAGGGAAAAACTAAGCATTGGTCACTTATGGAAGAGTACACCACCAAAGAAATGCTTATATACCTTGAAGACCTTAAAAGAAAAGGCTGTACAGATAGCGCAATAGCTGACAAAATCGGCATAACCGTTAGAACGCTTGTAAACTGGAAGAACAAAGACAAGAGAATCAGAGACGCCATAAAGAACGGCAAATATGTATCTATAGCACAGATGGCAAACGCCGTATTCTTAGCAGGAATCGGGCACGTGGAGAAAGTGCCGACAGTCCTGAAGGATAAGCAAAGCGGAATCCCGCTAGTGCGGAAAAAGGACGGGGAAATAGGACTCATGACAGGGGAAGAAGGAGAAGAAATAATAACCTATGAAGACCTTGTATATATAAAGCCCGATGTTAAAGCCATGATGTTCTATTTGGCAAACAGATGTTCTGAAGAATGGGGAATCAATAGAACGTATGAGGGAACGAATGACAAGAACATGGCGCAAGGCGTTGTACAAGTGGTTGTAAGAAACGAGGGCTTAGAAGAACTGGAAAAGAAAGCCATTGAAGAAGCCAAGAAGAAAGACGAGGAACTAGAGAAGAAAGGGACGGAATAACCGCCCTTTTTTCTTTGCAATAAAAAAAGAGCCTAAGCCCTTTTTCTTTCGTTTTCTTTCCTCTTTTACGCCATTATTAAATCGTCTAAAGAGAAATGGTATTTTGTAGCTTCTTCCCTATCCTCTTCCCCGTGGAACTCTTCCCATAGCGGTTTCATCTCTTCCCAGTCGCTATCTGTGTAGCAAGCAGTTTGAATATCATGTAAGTAATCCGCTGCGGCTATAAACTCTTTTTTTCTTAAAGCCTCATGGAAAAGTTCTAAAGTCATTTTAAAATTGTTTAACATCTCGTACCTTCTTTCTGCCCTGTGGGCTTGCAGTTTTTCTTGTGTAGTCTGGATTTTCTTCCCAAATTTCTTTACTTATTGGCGGTAGAAAAGGGCTTATGCCCTTTTTCTATTGCCGTCTAATTCATCGATTGCATCGAAGTCCATATAGTCACGAAGGATAACCGATTCATAATTGTTATGATAGTTTTGAATCTTTCTTTTATTAATTCCCTCGTAGTCGCTGTATGCAGTTCCGTCATAATGGTGCACTGTAAACCATAAAGTTTTTTCTGTTCTCTTTACTACTGTTAAGATGTAAGCAAGTCTTTCTTTATCAGAATAATCGCTGTAGTAGAAAGCCCCGTAGCTCTTGCCAACTTCGAATCTCTTTTTGTTAGTAGTCATTTTTTACCTTCTTTCTGCCCTGTGGGCTTGTGTTTGTCTTGTTATGTACATATCTTAACATTATGCACATAACAATGCAATATCGGAATATTTCACAAAATTATGCACATATCTTTGTGCAATATTGTTATGCACATAATAATATTTTTGTGCTATACTCTTTTTAGGAGGTAGATACGAATGGACGATAAAAGAAAAGAGTATTTATTAAAGTACGAGAGAGAAAAAATTAAGCGGATTCCCTTTTCCATACAGCTATCCGAGTACGACGCATTAAAGGAGCAAGCGGACAGCGTGCCAATGAATACCTTCATAAAGAAAGCCTTGAACTCCTACACGGGGCAAGAGATATTTAAGGTATAGGGGGCGAGTATGGAAGATTTGCGGTTTGAGTGGGACGAGAAGAAAAATGAAATTAACATCAAGAAGCACGGTGTTAGCTTTGAAGAAGCAAGAACGGCTTTTTATGATGAAAATTCAAAAGTAGAATACGACGAGGAACATTCCATAGACGAAGAACGTTTCATATTGATAGGAAAAAGCATAAAAGAAAAGCTTTTATTCGTTGTTCATTGCTATAGAAAAGCGGAAACAATTAGGATTATATCCGCACGAAAGGCAAATGTAGGCGAACAAGTAAAGTACGAAGGGGGTTTATATGATTGAGCAGAAAAAGACGCAAGAAGAGGCAGACGATGAAATTCTGAACAAAAATTTTGATTTTAAACACGCTGTTAAAAATCCGTATATTGAGCGATTAAGGGGGCAAGATTCCGTCATTGTAGATATAGAAGCCATTAAATACTTCAAAGAAATGGCAAAAGGCACGGGGACGGATTGGAAGACCTTAGTAAATATGTATTTGGTAGATGCCGTAAATCAAAAGAAAAAAGTTAGATGGGATTAAGTTAAGTGATTTTATCGTAAAAGAGGGAGCGAAATCCCTCTTTTTTTATTGCGTGGGTATAAATGCCCTCTTTTTGCTATGAAAGAAGGAAGAAAGGGGGAATTTATGGATACGATTTGGACGCCACAGCCTAAACAGGCCTTGATGATGGCACGCCCAGAGTACGAAGCTTTGTACGGCGGTGCCGCAGGTGGTGGGAAAACAGATTATCTCGTAATTGAGGCATTAAGGCAAGTGCACATCCCCCACTATAAAGCCCTTATCTTGCGCCGTACCTTCCCGCAGTTAAAGGAAATTATAGATAAAGCCTATCTGTACTACCCTAAAGCGTTCCCCGACGCAAAGTACAACAAGACAGAACACCGATGGACTTTTCCAAGCGGGGCAAAGATTGATTTCGGGAGCCTTAATTCGGAAGAGGACAAGTACAAATATCAAGGTATTGCATACGACTTTATCGGCTTTGACGAGCTTACGCATTTCACAGCGACACAATACGAGTATCTGAAGAGCCGTAACCGTGCAAATGGAGCGGGAACAATCGTATACACAAGGGCAACGGCGAATCCGGGCGGTATCGGGCATGGGTGGGTAAAAGATAGATTTGTCACATCATGCAAAGCGGGAGAAACCAAAGTAGAGGTTTACAAGGTAAAGACGGAAAAGGGCATAGAGTACAAGGCGCAGAGCCGTGTATATATCCCCGCTTCCGTCTTTGATAACAAGAAATTACTGGATAATACCCCCGAATATGTGACGCACTTAGCGGCACTACCCGAAGCGGAGCGAAATGCCCTTTTATATGGAGACTGGGACAGCTTCAACGGGCAGGTTTTCACAGAATTTCGGAATTCATCGGACGGATACGACACGCACCAATTCAGCCATGTTATTAAGCCTTTTCCAATTCCCGACTGGTGGAAAGTCTTCCGCGCGTATGACTTTGGCTATAGCAAGCCCTATGCGGTGCTGTGGTTTGCGGTAGACGGTGACGGGCGCATGTACCTTATACGGGAACTCTACGGGTGCACGAGCACACCGAATACGGGCGTAAAGGAAGAGCCGCACGAGCAGGCACGAAGGATCAGAGAGATAGAAGCGACAGACCCGAGGCTCAAGGGAAGAAAGATAAGCGCAGGAAGCGTTGCAGACCCCGCTATATGGAATAAATCGACTGGCGTATCGGTCGCCGACGCTATGGAAGCGGAAGGGATTTACTTTGACAAGGGCGACCATGAGAGACTAGCGGGGCTTATGCAGTGCCACTATAGGCTAGCATTCGATGAAAAAGGCTACTCGATGTTTTATGTGTTTTCGGATTGCCTAGACTTTATCCGTACAGTACCGAATCTTACATACGATGAAAAGAATGTCGAGGACATCGACAGCACGCAGGAAGACCATATATACGACGCATGGCGCTATGCGTGCATGCAGAACCCAATTAAAGCAAGAAGAAACTACTTAGATACAGACAATCACGATTTCGACCCGCTGAATTTATACAAAGGAAACAGCAAAGTACGGATGTACCGCACATAGAAAGAGAGGGGAAAGATGGCAAGAGCCAAAAAGAAAGAAGAATTGCAACAAGAAGAGAAGCAAGCTATAGCGGATGGGCTTCTGCAGGAGAACGCAGAGAGAGAGGAAGAGGAGAAAAAGGAAGTAGAAAAGGCAATCTCTTCCCTTATCCCGAAGCTTACGGATGAAGATTGCTTAGAAGCTATGAGCAGGTGCAGGAAGTATCACGAGAAAATGCAGGGCTTGGAAAATCGTTTGAAGGAAAACGAAGCGTATTACCGACAGCAATACACCTACTACAAAAACCTTGACGAGCAGAGAAGCCTTCCCGAAAAGGGTAGCGGGTATCTCTTAAATGCGGTTATTAACAAGGTCGCCGACATGATGGATAACTACCCGCAACCAACAATCCTTCCGCGTGAAGAGTCGGACGAAGAGACAGCTTCCATTCTTAGCAAGGTTATTCCCGCAATTTTGGAGCGGAACAACTACACGAAAGTGTATTACAAATGCGCAATGGAGAAGGTAAAGAATGGCGTTTCTGTTGCAGGCGTGTTTTGGAATCCCACGAAGGACAACATAGGCGACGTGGAAATTAAGCGAATCGACATTCTAAATATGCGTTGGGAGCCAAACATCGAGGACATCCAAGACAGTAAAGAAATCTTTATCCTTACGGAGTCGGATGTAGAGACTATGAAGGTGCTGTATCCGGATAAGCTTTCCGACCTTGCAGGATCATACAATGCGGACTTGTCCCACTACAGCGACACGGAAGTATCAAGAGCGGATGAGAAAGTGATTGTTTATGACTGGTACTACAAAAAGACGGTATCCGTGGAGATAGGCGGGCAAGTATTCCCGAAGACGGTACTTCACTATGCGAAGTTCTGTGATGGAAAATTGCTTTATGCTTCTGAAAATGACCAGACAAAGTCCGAAGGTTGGTACGAAGACGGGCAATATCCCTTTATCTTTGATGTAATGTACCCGATTAAAGATACGCCTGTCGGTTTCGGCATGATTGATATTATTCGAGAGCCGCAGGAATTCATAGACAAGATGAATAAAGCACTGATTCAGAATGTTCTTGCCAATGCCCGCCCTCGAAGGCTTGTAAGGGAAACGACAAATGTAAACGAAGAGGAGTTCAGCGACTACAACAAGTTACTTGTGCACTACGAAGGAACCCCGGACGGCATTCTTCCCTTGGAAGTGAATCCCTTACCCGCTATCTATGCGCAGATTTTGGAGAACACGAAGGAAGAACTTAAGGAAAATTCCGGGAATCGTGACTTCTCACCGG